TGATCTCGTCAATGTCAAAGCGCTTCTGCATCTTGGCCGTCAGCCTGTCTGCCATCTCACGCACCATCGCCGGCTCGTTGATCATTGCCTTCATCGACTTGTACCACTTCTTCGGTTGCTTTTCGTCGACCAGCACGCCATCCCAGCCGTCGGTGATGCAGTCGGCATACATGCAGACGTTGCTGGCGATTATCGCCTTGTTCATCCATGCGGCCTCCGTCACCTTCAACTCCGACTTGAGCCTGTTGAACTTATTGTCGCGAAGCGGCGCAAGCGCAACGTCAACGAAGTTGTAGCCTCCAACGTAGCTGTAAATATCAGCAGCTTGTATCCGTCCGTAGTTATTGTTTTTCCCTTTGTTACTAAACACCTGCTCGTACTGCTGATATATCGGATTGCCCTCATTCCACCCGGCTAAGTACAGCATATAGCGCCCTTCCAGCGTGTGATCATCGCAGAGGCGCGACAGTGGCAGTTCCAGCAAGGCCACGTCCTCCGTGTGCTGCGCAGCGCCGAAGTAGCCAAAGCGTAGGCGCTCGCTCTTGGTCGGTTGCGGCTTGAATTGGTCGTAAAGTAGATGCGGCACATTCTCGCATATGGTCACGTTCCGGTTCAGCTTGACGATCTCATCGCGCAGGTACGTCGTGGTAGTGATAACCGCATCCGCAAGCTTGACGTGTTCAGCGACAATCGCAGACATGTTCGTATCGTGGTAGTGCTTGTAGAAACTGTGCCCAGTTCCCAAGTGCCAATAATCGTCCATGTCAAGAATAATCTTCGCACCGTATTGACGCAGGATGTCAGCAACAGGCTTGACCGCCTCAATTGGCCCTGCGATCCATGTGCGGTTATACAAGAACACGTCGATAGTCCGCAGCTCTTCGTCGCTCATGGTGCGCACGTCAGCGATGCTCACGAACTCGGCTTCGCTGCCGAACATCTCATGGACACGGCTTGAAGGCATCTCCAAGCGGTAGTAGCTGCACCCTGTGGGATGCTGATTGTAAACGATACATACACGCATAGAACAAAGTTAGCCCAAAAAAAAGAACCCTGCGCCACCATACGCAGGGTTCTCCAACCAACCAAAATCTATGCTAATATACGTTATCCTTCGAGCGTTTGCGTCGATGAAGTGACAGCATTTGCAGCGGCAGCCGTAACCTCAACGCATGGCTCTTCTTCCATGCCTGTCAGCGTCAACTCATAGCCGTTGCGGTCACCCATCGCCGTACCTGTCTGCGACGTTCCAGCACTTACTTCGATACCGTTGTTCTTGCCAAGTAGCCAATACTTGCCATTTCTGTCTTTGACGATAGCCATCATACGCGCAGTAGTAACCAGCCTCAACTCGTTGCGTACTGCCTGCTGCAGCTTGTTGATGACAAGCGTAGCCTCCTGCTGATAAAAGACCGTGCCGTTCTCCGTCGATGCGTTTATCGTTTCAGTGAACTGTCCGACACCTTTCGGCAGTTCGTACTTGTAGAAGCCGCTGACACCTGCACCTGTTGTGCCGCTGCCAACGCTTCCAGTTATCGCTGTCACCTGCGATGACGCGTTCGTGACTATGCTTGTTACCGCCGTAAATGGCGCAAGCCTAATCTCCGTGATGCCGCCCACGTTGTCGCGGCATCCTAATTTATATCCAGTTGTTAAGGCGCAAGGCATGTCTATTTCGTTTAGTTATTGACAAAAGAAAAGAAGCGGGGAGGGTTGCCCCTCCCCACTAACTTACGCGGTTTTCAGCGCTGGAGTCGTGGCGTTGTTGCCCAACACCAAGCTGATGTCAGCAGGGAAGGCAATCTGCACGCCGTACTTGTAGGCAGCTTGGAATCTGACACTGTCGTTGTCGTAGGATGCCCAGATGCGGAATTGATCTTCGTCGCTCAACAAGTCCGTTCCGTAGAAGAGATTTGAAAGCGAACCAGCGAAAATGCGCTGCGTGTTGTTCAGTCCGTTCACCGCAACGACCTTCATGTTCGTGCCGGGATAGAACATTTCACCGCCTGCAACTTGACCGAGGTCACCCTGATACAAGTTGACAGTGACCAACTTATGCACGAGCATACGATACAAGTCCCAGCCGCAGAAAGCGACCAAGTCGTTGTTGCTGATGACGCGAGTGGGCAGGTTGTTGTAGGCTGTTTCAAAGCCGCTGACAATCGTTGAGTCGCTGAAGTTAGCGCCAAGCTGCGCGGTCACAACGCTGGAAGCACCTGCACCGTAGCGAGTGAGCCACAATAATCCACCACCACCTGTGCGGTTCAACTGCGCGTCACCTGATGGCGACGTTGCACCAACTGCCCAGCCTGATGTTCCTGATACGGAAGCACTGGCAGCGGCAACCGATGGCACTGACTGCCAGATAGCGCGCTCAATGCCTTCCGCGATGCGCTTAGCCTTCTGCGTTGCGAAAGCCTGCTCGAAAGGCACGCCCTCGTAGTTGCTGCCCTGCGTCAGCTGCGATGCCAGCCAAGCTGTCTCGAGTGAGCGAGGACATAACTCTTCCTGCACCTTTACGCGAGCCACAGTGATTGTGCGCTGGCTAAACGTAGTAGTGCCGTCGGCGTTCCACGCACAAGCAGTTGCATCTTGAAACACAGCGTCAGTGTCCATGATGTTTAACGCTTCCTGCGACTTGATGCCTACGCGCTTTTGCAATAACGACTGCGTCTTTGCGTCAAATACTGTTTGGGTTATCAGAGGCAGTTTGTTCTGCTCAACGTACCCGGTGATGGTTGCGATTGAAAATGACATAGTTTATTTTTTTAGGGTTTTTAGGGTTTCTTGTACTTCTGCAAGTCTGCTGGCGCGGCTCATCTTCACCGACTCCACAACCGCGTCACTTGCTCTTTTCTTAGGCGCAGCGGTAGGCATCTGCGCCAACGCTGACAACGCCGTGTCAATAGTGCTGAACCTCGCGGCGTTAGCTTCAACCTCGCCGCCCATCTTCGCCATTATCTCCTCGACCTTGGCAGCCAAAGCAGCGATAGCCGCCTCCATAGCTTGCATCCTCTCTTCGTGGGGATCAGCAGGCATCTCGTCGCCTTCAGGTGTGACTTCAATCTCTACCTCTTGCGCCTCAACAGCTTCAGGTGCAGGTGCTGGTGCAGCGTCGCCGATCTCGACGATCTTGCCGCCTTCGGTCGTCACAACTCCAACTTCAGGGATGCTATGTGCGCCATCGGGAGCAGGCAGCAGTCCCTCTTCGGTCACGACGTAGACGAGCGTGCCAACGGCTAACTCGCCATCCACGCGGATCATCGTGCCATCCTCCAACTTATAATCGCTGAACGCCAATGGCGCAGCGGCTGGTGCCGGCGCAGCGGAGAAGCTACGCAGCACGCGGGTTAATTCTGAAATTCGATCTGATAGGTTCATAGTGTTAAATATCATTGGTTTTGATAGTATGCAAAAAACTTTCAAAGGCTTGGGCAAACTCCGCCATCGCCACCTCTATCTCCGTGTCCGTTGGTTGCATCCCGAAGTATCCTTCAATGCTGAACCCGGTGAACTGGTCGCGATCCTCCCACACTTTATCGTTTTCAACCTTGAACGACCCGAACCAACTGCCATCCTTCGCGTCCTCGTAGCCATTCGGTGGGTTTATGCCGCGATCCCTGTCGATCATCCAGCTTTCAAACATATACACGCCATCAATGGCGGTGCTATGTTCGGCGTTGACGTTGTGCTGGTTGCCCTGCTTGAAGTACTTCTGCACCATCTTGCGGATCGTCTCCTTTTGGAAGATTACGAAGTACTCGCCCCTTGTTTTGTCGCGGCGGATGATCGGCGTATCTGCCAGCATCAGCGGTCCTGTCAGCACGCGCTTCTCGCCTGTTTCGGTGAACCGCATCTTTTCTTTGCTGAAAGCCTGAAATGGCCGCTCAATCGCAGGGGATTCAACGAGTGCGACGTAGCTGACGCCTTCGTCAACTTCGTCAATGGTCATCAGGTAAACTGGTAGTTCCATAGCCTTAAATATCATCAATTTGCCAACTGTGCAAATTCGCTGATTCTACGCAAGCGCCCTGACACTGTGCGCACGTCGGATTCGACGACATACGCGCGCATACCTTGACCTTGACCTGCGCCTGCGCCTTCATTCGGGTTAGTTAGCTGGCTATTCGGGTTCATCACTCCGCCTCCCGATGCGAAGCCTCCTGTCGTTGGCGGCGCTGATCCGCCGCCGCCGCCCATATCAGCATTTGACGATCCCTGAAACTGCTGATTGCTGATAGCCTTAACACGGAGTGCCGCTGCTGCCGCCGCCGCCGCTGCCAAGATGTAACTCAATGGAGGTGGTGCTGACTTAAACGCTTTTTGCGTTGCCGTGATGCCGTCAATTATTGCAGTACCCATCGACGCCTTCTTGTTAATATCAAAGGCTCTGCGCTGTGCTTTTTCGCTCTTGCCGGAAAATAGCGTCGTTAAGTCCGCGATGCCTTGCAGCACTTGCTTAGCTTGATCTACTTTGCGCTGCGCCCTCATAGCCTCCAGTGCATCGGCTTCCGCGTCTGCTTTTTTCTGCTCTGCGACGCCTGTTCTTTTAATCACGACCAACTCGCGCTCTACTTGCTTGCCTTTGTCTAAAAATAACTGCAAGCCGTCAACACCTGCGTAGATATATGACGCATCATTCTCGGCCTTCTTCTTGTTAAATGCCTCAACGGCTCGAAGGTAGTCCTCCTGATCTTTCTTCTTTTTATCAAGTGCCTGCTTGTTGATGAACACCTCGTACTGCGCCCGCAATAGGTTGTGCTTGTGATAGGCCTCTGCCAGCGCTTCCTCATCTTTAGCGTTTTTTATCCTCTGTCGTGAGAGTTCAAATTCCTTAGCGAAGATTTGCATCTGCGATTCGCCTCTTGCCTCCATCACTTCGATTTGCCTCTCCAACTCTAAAGTCACATCTGCAACCGCTTTCTTTGGCTCAATGCCCAAGAATCGCTGCACCGCTGCCGTAAGCTTATCCCAGTTAGACACAAGCAAGCCAATAGCTACCACCGCCGCGCCAATGCCGGTTGCTACAAGCGCCAAGCGAAACGCCTTCATCGCACCTGTGCTGGTGCCCACTGCCAGCGCATAGGCACGCTGCGCCGCTGCGTTCAGGTTGACCATCAGCGCGGAGTCCTTGTTCAGCGCATTGGCAACAGCCGTAGCACCATTGACTAACGCCAGCGCCGCCTGTACCTTCATCATCGCCTTCTGAACATCCTCGCTCTCCTCGCCGAACAGCGCCGCTGCACCTTGCGCAACAGCGAAGCCGCCTGCGATGCCTTGGATTGCCGAAGTGAACGTGTCCAGCGTCCGCGTATCCGATGCCAACGCCTTGACCTGCGCGCTTGTGTCGCCGATGGCGTCCTTCAGCGATCCGGCTTCAGCAGCCATACGCCGGAACTGGTCGGTGTTCTTTTGGCCAGCCGCTTCGAGGTCAAGCATCTGCTTTTGCAAGTCGCGGAGGCGTGCCTTCGCTGACTGCGTCGCCTTCTGGGTGTCGTCCTCCGCCCTGACCTTGACGGTGATCTCTTTGTCTACATCTGCCATTACTTGCCTTTTATTGGGTTGACGATTTGCGGATAATACTCACCTTGCACCTCCGCATTTAAGTTGTAGTTGCCGACAGGGTTGACCGACTGCGCGCTGAACTCCGCAAGGTTTAAGATGCGGCGAAGCGTCACCCGGCACATGACGTTCTGCCCGATCCTGTAATCTTTTATCTCAAGCAACCGCCACTTGATGCCGTGCCAGTAGATCGGGATGCGGAAGTCAAGCGTCGCGATGTCGGTGACCGTAAGCAGGAAGGTTGCCTCAACCTGCATCGCCTCCTTGCTTGCGATTTCTTCGATGTAGTTGCGCCAGTAGGTGTTGAATAGGTTATTGTTCGTGTACGGCGTGAATCCTGCCTGACCATCCGGCAAGGCGAAATAAAGCTGCCGCGGCATACCAAACGCCAAGTCCTGACTTGGGTTGTATGGGTTGTTAACGTGGCCAATATAGGGCAACGTGTCACCACTCACCCAGCTACTTACCGTGGTCTTGAAGCCATCAATCCAAAGCCACGTTTCAACGCTGCCACTTGGCGACGGCTGCATCTTGACGTAGTTATATTGCGCAAGCCTGTACCCTGTCTTCATCGTCCGGATGCTTCCATCCGCTTCGACATCCCACGTCCTGCCCATGACGATGTTCGTGCGGTATTGCGCCGGGATGACTGTCGCCGCCTTTGTTTCGATGACCTGCTCACCGCGGCCGTAGAAGTTGTCGGTGTCGTATTGCCGCGATCCATAGCCTGTCTGCCAAGTGTTTCGGTACTGCTTGGAAAGCGCCTCGCCACCATCGCGGTAGGCAAAGGTGAAGCGCTTGCGTAGTTCAGGATCGCCGCATATCATCGTCATCTCCGCGTTCTCGTCGGACTTCTGCGACCAATCCACTGATCCGCTGGAGTAGAAGGTAGTCCACGGCTCAATGTAGATGAGTGACGGATCTTGCGGCGACTGGTAGAAGTACAGGTTGAACATCTTCTGCAAGTCGGCAAGTAGGTCAATCTGCAAGGTGTCGGCAGGTAGCGCCGTGCGCATGTCGATAGATTGGCCGACAACGGAGAAGCGCTCCAGTAGGTTGATCTGCAACGTGCCGGCATCCATCGTTGAGCCTGCCGTGTCGCAGTCAATCGTTATCTTCAAGGTGCCAGCCGCAAGAAAGACGATAGTCGCGTCAAGGGATATAAGCCGCTCGGTAGTGCCAATCGTTTCGGTGACTTGAATGTTGTTGCCGTACTGATCCTTCAGCACGTTGCCTGCATTGTCCTTCGCTGATATAATAAACGTAGTCGGATCAGCGCCGCCAGTGAAAAGGCCTTCAAAGCGCAGTCGGTACAAACCTGCATATTGGCTGCTACTTGTGTAAAGGCCAGTCGTAGTGTTGACCTTGCCGTCGCCACCGTTGAAGAACGGATCGCCAGTTTCGTCAAAGATGATCGTCTTTTCTTCGGCCGCATCCCACGTTACCACATCACTGCCAACATAGCACTTATCCGAGGCGCTGACATAAGCGAAGGCGTCGCCAGCGTAAGGAATGACCATGCGCTCAAACTCCGCAGTGTCGAAGAAAGCCGACTGATAGCGATAGCCGTGCTGCGCGAAAATCAAGTCGACCATTTTCTTGACCCAGATGTTTGGCCGCATCAATTCAATCGGAATCAACCTGTCGAAGATTGGCGTGACTGAACTGAACAACGGCGCAAGCGGACCTAATGGGTTGCTGACGTCGTAGCAGTGGAAGTGACCAGCCGCGTCGACGATGCCGTAGACATAACCGCTGCCATCGCTGAATGTGTCATCCCAGCTGCCTGTCACCAGCGAAACGCTAAAGGTGTGGTTCATGCCGGTGACACCGACAGTGTCAACAAGTTTAACGTCAGCCATGTTGCTGAATAGCGCCACCTCCTCGCCGTAGATAGCGACTTCGTAGGTCGCCTGCCCCTTCGTTACGCTCATGGACAATAGCTGCATAGTGCCTGCAAAGACCTGCACGCCGTCACTCCACACCGCGCACTTTACCTGCTTGTTTGGCGTGAAGCCGCCGACGAAACTCTGCACGTTGTAGGCGTGGCGAAACGCTGCGTCGTTGCCCTTCGTTGAGGGCAGCGCAATCGTCTTGCTGAACGCACCCTTGCGCTTGGTGATATCAGCCAAGTCCTGAACGCTGAAAGTGACGGCAATATCCGTGTCAACCGAAACGTCAAGGTCAAAGCCTGACGAAGGTGTATCGGCATCCGGGTAGCAGACAAATTTGACGTTACTCATAGCGCCGTGTTTTCGTAGCCCACCTGAACATCAACGCTGATCTGCTGCAACTTATCGACCACGCGCTTGCGGACGTTGTATGTGTCCGTCTTGACTACCACCGGCACCAGCTGCGTGCCAAGCTGAATCCAGCACTCCGGTGAGTAGATCATCTCTTGAAGCCATGTGAACTCCGCATCGGTGAGCCAGTCGCTGTTCAGCGTGTAGGTGTCGCGGTAGGTCACCGACCATTGCTTATCATACACGTCATCGCCGTAGACGCTGGCGTTGTAGCCGTAGGTCTTGCGATCCACATCGACGCGCTGCCTGTTCATCCGGGTAAAGGTGTAGCCATCAACACCGCCGTACATGTTGCGGAAGAAAACACGCAGGTCGTTGTAGCGCTGGCAGTTGTCGATGACGTAGGTGTATGCAGCGGTTCGGCTGAACGCGCTTGTATTTGTGCCTGCCGTGTTGAAAGTGACCAAGACCGCAATCTTGCCGCCATCCGTAGGGAAGTTGACGCTCCCTGCGTTGCCGTCAGAACACTGCGACGAGGTTAGGTTATAGACGCCATAAGGACCAGCGTTTATGATGTTGCTGATTGCCGAAACGCTTCCAGTCACCAGAAAGGCTGCACGCGGCGTGCCACCGTCGTAACTGACGCGCAATGCAATCCCCGACACATTGGAAAGCACGCCGATGAAGTCGCTATCACCCGATCCAAGCGTTGAAGTCACTGGCCTGTTGCTGAACGTTTTAATCACTGGCGTGTCACCCGACACCGTCGCCGCTATGTACGCACTCGGCGAGTAGGCCGCGTAGTCCTGCTGCCTGAACGCCGCCTGCCACGCGATAAGCGACGCTGATGCAGTGCCGCCTGTCGCCACCGTCGGAGGTGAGCCAAACTCCTCGCGGAAGGTCAGGTTCGTGTTGACTGCATAGCCTCCATCCTGCCAGCCGCTGGTAAGCTGTGGTATCTTCGGCGCTACCAGCGTTTCCACGACCTTACTCACCCCGAAAAAGCCGTTGTTCGTCGTCGGCAGTTTGTCGCACTTCAAGCGCGCCGAGGAAAGCGACCCCGACACGTCGCAGACATAGCGAAAGTTAGCGGAGGCTGTGTTGTTGCTCGACACGACCACGACGTCGCTGTTCCCGACAGGAAGCAGCGAAGGCAGCGCGGATATTACTGTTACGCTCATACGTTGATTGAAATTGATATTTCTTTGCCCACGACCTGCGCAATGCTACTCACCAGTTCGTCCATCTTCGCCTCGCTTAGTACCGGGTTGAGGAATGGCCGCCCCTTGATGCCTCGGCGCTTGATTGACTTGGCGATGTTGTAGGCCGCCGCGTCGATTTCGTCAGCAGGGATGCCGAGTGCTTTGTCTATCGCCCACTTGCGGATGTCAGCGACGTCTTTTCCGCTGGGGTTGATACTCCGAAAGCTGAACGGCGCACTCCTGTTGACGCGCACTCCATTGACGCCGTATTCGACGAACTTCCAGTACGACGCCATCTCCATCGCGACCTGTGCGACCTTCTGCTCAACAGGCAACTCTGCGAAGCCTACCGACTGGCGGAGGTTAAGCGTAGCCTTGGCGTCAACGCGCTCGATGCCTTCAACCGTCAGCTTGATGACATCCTGCATCCACCTGATAAGCGCCGCGTTCACGTCAGGAGATCGCGATAGACTGAACTCCTTGGTGACGTCCGTGCCAACGCCCAGTACGTCGCCCTCTATCTCCGTGGTAAACTTCATGCAAGTAAATATCGCAGCGCGAAAATCTATGCACTACGGCATCGCCTTCATCAGCAGCAGCGCGTTCATGAACTCCCGCGCCGGCATGTTGAAGACCTGATCCATGCGCAGCGGATCTTTGCCGGCCATACGGTAGACCACACCCACCCAGCCGTAGTTCGGCTTTTTTACGCCTTGGCCGTTGTCGTCGTCGTCCCCTGCTCCGTCAAAGACTTCCGCATAATCGTCAACAAAGGCTCTGAAAGCTGCAAAAAAAAAGCGGCATATCCCCAAACGTCACCCATTGTCATCTGCAACATCGCCTCTGCGCGCTGCTTATGCCCCTTGCCGTCGTATGCCTTTGGCCACCACTTCCACACCCTGCACTCGCGTGAAAGCGTCGCCAAGATCAGGTGTAAGTTGTCAATCACCCCCTGCTCGCTGCTCATGTCGTAGGAGTACAACTCCACAAGCTGCCCTGCGCTGATTTCGTCAATGAACCACTCAAATTGATACCACTTTCCGGCGACCTTGGCGTGACGCTTGGCAGCCAGTGACGATAGCGATTTGCTCGCAGTGTTGATCTCACCATAGCGCTTGTTGACCTCCGCAATCGTCATCTTCTTTACCTGCTCAATCGGGATGCCGTCGAGAACGGCGATGACGCCGATCTTTTTGTCGCTGCTCGTGTAGATGCTGTTAGCCTCAATCGACACAATGCGCTGGAACTGGTCGACGGTGATTTTGTTGAGTAAAGTCATGATAGCAGCTTTTGTATTTTCTCAAAGGTCGCCTCGCTTTGCGTCCACACACCCAGACCATGGGAGTGTTCGAAGTTGTGTTTATACCCCTGCAACTCTGCGAAGAACCTGCCAACGTCATGCGGGAAGCTGATCGTGTCGTGAAACAAAACGACGCCATCAGGGTTCAGGAATGGCAGCCACGTCGTGTAGTCGTTCTTGACCGCATCGTAGGTGTGCAATCCGTCTATGTGCAGGATGTCGATCTTCTTCTCCCAGCGCTTGGCCACGTCGTCAAAGTAGCCTTTGATGAAGTAGAGGTTCTTCATCTTCAACGTCGCCCGGAAGTGTTCGCGCAACCCCATGACGTGGTCATAGGTGCTGCGCCTCCCTGCATGTTCGTCGCCCTCAAATGAATCAATGCCGTACACCTTGCCGTGACCAAGCACCGCAAAGCAAAAGGTCGAGAAGCCGTAGTCAACGCCAAGGTCGACGGTCACCTTCGGCTTAAGTGCGTCAGTCAGGTGAATAGCGAAGTTGCCGTGTCCTTCCCACGCCGTAGGCTTGGCAAGGATCATCTGATAAAAGTGCTTGATTGCGTGCATGGCTCAAATTTACTACATGATGACGTACCTGCCTCCAGCGTTGGCTGATAGCTTGTTTAGCGCGACGTAACGCACCGCGTCAATGGCGTGGTTGTACCGGTCAATCGGCACACCAAGGGATGCGCCAGTTCGATCTGTGTCCCAAGTGTAGTTCCTCAACTCCTTGATCAAGTTCGTCGATTCGCGCGTGACCAATAGCGGCTGCCGCTTTAGGATGTCGATTGAGTTCCTGATGCTATCAGCGCCCTTCGTCGCCGGGTGTATGTTGAAGCCAAGGCGATGCACCTCCTCGATGCTCTTGGGTTCGGCACTGTCTGCGATGATCGGCCACGACCTGCCGATGCCCAGCTTACGTAGATGGTCAGCGATGTCTTGATTGGTCAGTCCTGATGAGTAGAGCAACTCATGCAGGAGGATAGCACTGCCACGCTTGTAAACCGCAACCACCGCCGTTGGATCGTTGGTGTATCCCCAGTCCAAGCCGATGGCGACGAGCTTGTCACCCGCAAAGTCAATGCCGTCGACCTGCTGCCAGTCGTCGAAGACCACGCCCTGCAATGATCCGACCTCACCCAAGCCGTAGACCTTCCACCAGTTCGCCCAGTACGTCGATGTCGCCGCCTTGACCTGCGCCGCTTCGATGTCATCGCGAATTGTAGCCGGCAGCGCCTCATTGTCGCGGTACGTCAGCACGATCAACTCACTGTCCTGCTCTGCCAATACTTCGGTATGCGCCCAAAACTCTGACACCGGGTTAAAGTCGATGTAGATGGCTTCGCTTGTTCGGATTGCCAGCTGATGGTACGCCTCAAATTCGATGTTGTTGGCCTCGTTGATGTATAGCACCTGCCGCCGTGCGCCGCGTAGCTTCGCCTCTTGATCTGCGCTGAAGAACTCAATCGTGCTGCCATTCGCGAAGGTGTATGTCAGCAGCGTCTTGTTCCAACCTTCATTACGCCAGCGGTTTGTCCACTGCATGACCTTGCCGAAGTCCTTCATCGCACCGCGACGCAGGTGTGGGATTGATTCAGATACGACGCTGATCTCGGTCTTGCTCTTGGCAGCGATGTGGATCAGGACTGCAAGGATGGCGTATGTTTTCCCAGCACTTGTGCCGCCTTGGATGACTTTTTTCCGGGCAGTCATCCGCCTGATGCGCTTTATTGCGGTGGTGTGCTTAAAGTCCACCTGTCTGCTTCAGCTTCTCGACGTAGACCGCCGCATCCATCAACTCCTCCTGCAAGTGTTGCAACCACTGCATCAGCGTCAGGTCATCGCGCTCCATCGTAGTGCCGTACTTCAATTTGCCCTTTTCTGCTCTTGTCCTAAGTTGGGCAACAACGGTCTCCGTGATTGCGTCAGTCATTGAATAGCGGCTGCTCGATTTTGACTTCGTTGTGGGTTTTCTCCGCTAAGCCGTTAAGGCGCTGCGTGATGCTCGTGTTGTAGATGCCGCACATACCGCCCCTGATCTGGTCAGCGCGGATCGTGGTCTTGATGCGCGTACAGACATCCACATAACGGTCGTATCTCCCATCGGGATTTGTGAAGTATTGATCGATGCTTTTTCCAATGCCCTGCTCATAGCAGTAGACCTGAAAGCCCTCAAACGTCAGCGGGTTTTCGCGCTCACGATGCACCTTGTCAGCTTTAACGCCAACATAGTCCTCAACAAGCACAGGCGTTGCCTTCGCTTTCTTGCAATAGTCGGAAAACGCCTCCCACATTGCCTCTGGTGTTTCAAAGTTCAGCGGCTTTCCCATTACGCCTCCATGTTTGTAACGATGTCAATGATCTTTTCTATGACCGCGACCTTGGCGTGCATCGCGTTTGGCGCTGTGCTTTCTTCCAGTGAGTCCAACACGTTTGACAGGTTTGTCAACAGGTGTCCGCGATCCTGCCAGTCGAGTGCGCGCGCTTCCTGTTCGATTGTGATGTCGGGTTGTGTCTGCATGTCAATCTTCGTTTAGTTCGCCTAATTCTCGCAGCTTGTTCCTGCTCCATCCGAGCGCCGCCTTGCCGCCCCAAAGCAGGTAGCTGATGTATCCGCAATCGCTCGTGCTGTCTGCGTTGTCGTAGTATGTTTCTGCGCGCGACAGGTAGCTGTGCATGCGCTTGATTGTTTCAACGCTGATGCCTTCGCCCTTGGCAAGTTGCTGCGCCCTGACCTTGCCTGTCTGCGTTGCGCACTTGTTGCCGTTGCGTTCGTTCAACTCAATGCCGCGCTTCGCGTTGTTGCGCACCCCCTCGCCGTAGTCTGCGTAGGTGTCAGCAAAAGCGCTTCGGTCTGCCTCCCATTGCCTCGCGCAGACGAGGTAGCGCTGCTGCTGGCTCGGGAACTCGCTGGCAGTTTTGTCATCACCCATGCAACGCTGGATGAAGTCGGTCTTGCTTTCTGATTCGCGTGGTGTAGGTAGTGGCATAGTGGTAAATATCATTCAGTCGATAATCGTGCGCGTGCGTCCATTGCGTCTGCCATCATCTCCTGCAGTCGCGAAACGGCGCATGATCCGCACCACCAGTTCGTCCGTCCGTAGCCGTTGGCGTTGGCGATGTTTTCCAGCATCGACACCTCGCCCGGTGATAGCGACATCGTCTGCGATGCATAGTAGCCGTCGAGCTTGTGCTTCACCGATAGCACCTGCATTGCTTCGTCAAGTGTCATTTTTCGGTGAGTTTAATCGTTACGCATGTAAGACCGGCAGCGGATAGGCCGACAGGTATGGCAAGCAGCCAAGGGAGGCTGGAGGCTGTGATCGTCAGCACTACGCCCCACCAAAAGGCGAGGCAGGTCAGGCAGGTCAGCGGCTTGCACCTCGCATAGCGGTAGTACCACGCTGGCAGGACGTTATAGCGGTTCATCGCCAAGGAAGTCATAGTGGCCAAAAGCAAGATAGTAATCAGATCCAAGTTCATGTTTTAGTCTTTGTTTGCAGTTGTTGATTGTGTACGAAATTGATCGCCACGGTATCTTGGTGTGTCGCTCGATGAGCTTCTTATTGCCCAGTTCAAGCCATAGGAGGAATAGCTGTTTGTCGTATGGGTAGGCACCGGCTTTCGCCCAGCCATCCATGACTTCGAGCGCCCGGTTAAATATCGCATCAGGCCGCTGGTCATACGGTTCATCAGCTGCCTCCATCTGCTGATTGGCGATTTCCTCGCGCAGTTCATTGTGTCGGAAGTCACGTTGAAATTTAGAGTTGCGACTTCGGTAAAGGTTGATAGCCATGCGCACGACGTAGAAGTTGAGGTAGCCTCCAGCGTGCATTGCTTCGATCTTATCGGCTGGCTTTTCATATAAGCGGATGACGAGTTCATGTTCGAGGTCAGGCGCAAGGTCAGGCGTAGCCAGCTGCCTCGCTATCTGCCGCAGCTTGCCGCTCGTGTAAAGCGTTAGTATGATCGTGCGTGCCTCCACATTGGTCGCAAATATACATAGTATCTTTTGGTCTGATGTTGTGCGCTTCGTAGCGCTTAATTTCTTTCAGCCACGTGTACTGCTTCATGGTCACTTGCAGGATGTAGATGACCTCCAAGCCGTGGTGGACTGTCGAGTAGTGGCGGCGCATCAGCTTGGCTATCTCCATCAGCGTCAATTTCATTTTATGGCGCATGAGGTAAATCAGGCAATATCGCGCTTCGGCGACTTCGCGGTGACGGTCTTGGCTCTGCATCTGACGCAGGCCAACGCCTGTGCGCTTGGTGACCTGTTCGGCGTAGTAGTAGAATTCCTTTTGTCTGTTCATTGGTTGGTGGTTATTTTGTTGATTGCTTTGAGAAAATCATCCAGTGATCGGACGATGTGGTACTTGTAGCCTGCCGCTTCGATTGTCTCCTGCCATTGCTTTTGTTTGGGCTGCTGCCTACCGATGACCGTCTTAAACTCAATAGCGATTAAGCCATTGTCGCTTAGATACATCATATCTGCAACGCCGGCCACGACGCCCATATCTCGATTCATAACGGCCCGGACCTTGTTGTCGCTGTTATTGTTTACCGCGAATAACCGCCCCCGCTCTTCGGGGTAGTTGTTCCAGTGGTAAAGGAAGCACTGTGATTGGATCTTAAATTCTGACAGTTCTTGCATCGTTTTTGAAAGCATTTATAGTATGGTTCTCCAGTATCCTCATTTATTAACTCCGCCTTTTTCCTTGCCTCATATTTCGAATTTCCTGTTTTGCTGATGAGACGAAGCCAATACTCCCCCTCGCAATAGCAATCGCACATTTGATGCAGAACAAACCCCTTCTTCATTCCATCCGGGTTTTGCTTGTGCAAACTTGCCAAGACCTCCAGAGGTATGTCCTTCTTTTTATTCATAATATCAAAACGCACTTTCTGAAGAATTACATCTGGCATGATCTCCTGCGCTGGAGCTTGAAATTTGAATCCGCAACCTGGGCATTCCTTGAAGCTGTTATGGCAAAGATACTCGCAGTTTGGGCATTTTTTATGAGGCGCAACACCTCCCTTTGCCGGCCTTTTATCTAAGCTCCATATGCGATCTTCGTCCCACGGACCGTGCGTGTCTATGTTGTTGCCAAAGTCGAGGATGATGAACTTACTCTTCGTAGCTGTCACCCGGCTACCACGACCAACCATCTGCAGGTACAAAGCCAAACTTGTAGTCGCTCGATACAGGATTACGACTTCTGTCTCCGGATCATCAAAGCCTGTCGTAAGAATGCCCACGTTGCACAGAATTGCGTCGGGTGTGTTCTTGTACCAGTTCAATATAGATCGTCGATCCTCGTTGTGCATTTCGCTATCTACGTGCTTTGCTGGAAGTCCGGCTTCCTTCATCTTATCGCATAGCTCAATAGAGCTTCCAATATTACTACTAAAAACTATCGCCTTCTTACCTGGGCAAACCTGCATATAGTTCTTAATTACCCCGCCATACACTTTCCGATCGCTGTATGCCTTGCCCATTTGGGCTGCATCGTATTCGCCTTGGTACATGCCCACGCCAGACAAATCGACTGGGACTTTGTAGTATTCCGGATCTGCCAGGTAGCCATCCTTAATCAATCCTTTTATGCTGACTGATTCGACAAGCTGGGTGTAGTGCTTGGATAGCGACGTCTGCTGGCCAACTCTAATTGGGGTGGCGGTAGCACCAATTACGTACTGATCTGCGTGCAGGTGTGGGAAGATTTTATCAAATGCCGTTTTGTGCGCCTCGTCGAATATTACCAGCTTCATCTGTTTGAGCAGATCACTCCACAAAGGTGTGTAAATCCTCCGCTTCATGGTTTCAATCATGGCAACGTAGCAACTTGCATCTTCGTACTTCCTATCTCCAGCCGTAATCTTGACCGGGTTGAGTTCAAACTGCTGCAGAGCGTAGTGGGTTTGGTTCATCAGTTCTTGGCGATCCGTCAGGATCATGACCTTATTGCCCTTGTCTATTGACTGCCGAGCCATGTGGCTAAACATAACGGTCTTTCCGCTGCCGGTAGGGCTGCACAGTATTAGACGCTTGTGGTGGTTACTCATGTGCATCTTCATAGCCTTAATGGCTACATTTTGGTATGGACGTAATTTCATAGGTTGATGTTCGGTGGTAAGAGTGGTAAGAGAGTGGTAAGAGTTAAAAAGCAACTGTTACCACCAAAATATTGGGTTTGCAGTTTGTATAAGGGGTTTTTTGGTTCGGTGGTAAGAGTGGTAACTACTTTTAAGAAATAAACTATATTTATTATACTATACACATGACGCATGTATGTACGCATCATATAGGTTGAATTGAAAAAAACGCGAATAACTCTTACCACTCTTACCACTTTTGTGTTTTTAGAAATTCGGTTCAGACAGGCTAACTTCTGCTAATGTCCTCTTAGACATCAGATAACAGCGTTTTGTGATGTTGCTGCCACGTTGTTTAATACTCTTCCTCTCAAAACCCATCCTCTTAAGGTATTGTCCAATCTTGTAGATGGTTATGTTCGAAGTCTTCAATCCGCTGATGTTCAGGATGTACTGATACACATCGGATGTCGTAAACCATTCGGCACCTATGACTGTGCCAGGTGGCTCGTAATACTTTTCTATCATCTCGCCTTCTATACTGACCTGAAGGTTCTGCTCTGTCTTTTCCTTGAGGTATTCGCAATCCGTGCCTGTGAGCATCCAATCTGTAGGGTTGTCGTGATAATAGTGATAGAGCTCAACGAACAGCGCAGCCTTGTCTATAGCTTCATAGGCGTCCCAATTTATGCTTGAGACGTTGATAGGTATGATGCGCCGGTTGCCGGTTGGATCGTTAATGACCTCCTCTTCATTTGACGTGCCGCAAAGCACCGCATACCTGGTTAGGTCTTCGTGCGTTTTGCCGTATGGCTTACGAACGCTAAAGGTCTGGCGGCTGGATAATTCCTTGAGTTTCTTAGCCTCCATTTTGCTCTTGCCTCCAAATTCATCGTCGCAGAGTATTATCTTCTTGCACATCAGTATCTCATCATCCTTGCCGCCATCAAGTTTTGATTCGCCGTAATACGAGCGCAGTTCTTCGGGTAGTAGGTTGCGGAAGAAATTGGTCTTGCCGATACCTTGTGGCCCTGTTAGCACCAGACAGATAATCGAATACTGGCCATGCATCGATGCGACAATAGAGGTCAGCCATTTCGGCAGGAATCGCCTGATGTATGTGGAATCATGGACATCGCTGCTAATGGTATCGCACATCCTTTCGATGTTGCCGGTAGGTCTTGATCGCTTCTGCCTATTAAACCACTCCTTGAACGGATCGTATTGGGGGGTCCATTCTGAATCGATTATATCAAACACCAACTGCTTCTTAACCTTACTGCCCTGCTGATCTATGGCCTCCAGGTAAATCGTGTTTAGCACCCGATCATCTACAGGCTTGCCATCCAGCTCATACTGCCTTGTCACTTTGTTCATCCGGATGTTGTAGGTGCTAATCTGCGCCTTGAGGGCATCTAACATCTCATCCGCTGAAGGCTTATCTATTTCCTTTGCCGGCATCATAAACGTATCGTTTACGCGCTGATTCGCATCGTTGATGCCCTCTTGCTCCAGTTGTTTTAACGTCGCGCTCTTAGCTTTATCTTCATCCGCCCATCCTCCCTGCTTCCCAATCTTGAGCCGGTTCGTTTGCGCAATCATCTGCACCCGCATAGTCTCGGCCGTTTGTATCTCAATGTTCGCGTTCTTACATAGGAACATGAATGTCGCAAAAGTGACCTTACCACGAGTTCCCTTTAGTATAACAGTGTACTTGGAATCGCATGTTTTGAAGTCATACTTGAGCGACTGACTGCTGACCAGATGGAATAGATCTCGCCCTTCCTGGCTGTCTCCGTATTTGCTGACGATAGCCATCCCGATCTTCACCCAGTCCTCATATGATTCGCACAGGTTAACACGCTTCTGCTGGATCTGTTCAGTGATATAGCTGATGTCTTTGTCGCTGTGGACGTAAATGGTTTTGGGTAGGAACTTAGGCTTTTCTAAATACTGCTTAAATACCGGCGGTATTTTGTCTGCCTTGTATAAATCCGGATCGTAGCTAACGTAGCGCAGTCTGGTCACATCCTTGCAGGATTCGTCCACAATCAGGTGGTAGTTGTCGGCTATGTACTTACTCAATCCAAGAAACGCATCCAGGTGTTTCTCAGAATCAATGCGAAATAGCACTGCCAATCCATATCCACCGGTAGACGTAAAAACGCTATAGGTGTACTTATCATCAATAAGCGCCTGGCGTTTTGTTTGTAGATCCGGGTTGTTCTGCTGGTCAATATCCATGCAGATGAATCCGCTGTGTTTGGTTATGTTGTCAGCGTTCCGTCTGCTAAATTCACCGCTTAGGGTTATGCATTCCAATGTCTCCTTCTTCACCTTGCCTATTCTTACATTCGTCACTTGGTCTTCATACGTACCGTTTTTGACGTTGTCTAAAAAATTATCAAGATGGATTGTGGTTCTCGGGACTACGTCCTTGTGAGTTTTGAAAAAACTGCAGTTTGTCATTATTAGAATTTATGGGTAGAAAAAAATGCCCCGACTGGTCGTAGCAGTCGGGGCAGGCCAAGGTAGCGGCTTTGCTTACGTTCACGAGCGGCTACGACCTCGCTGGCAAACTCTATCACAAATATACAACATTAAGTCAAATTGCGACCTCGCAGGTCGTGTTCATCTGCGACCTTTCGCATCGCGTCAATGATGTTGTTGTCGATGTAGGTTGCAGCAATCGCAAGGTCGTAAAACAACTCCACCAGTTCAGTAGCAGTGAGTTCGCTGTCGTCACTTTCGATGCTGATCCGCTTGCCGTCGATTTGCAGGCTTAGCTTTAAGCCAAGGTCAGAATGGGAGGTCGCTGCCATTGTCTTGGATGTTTAGGTTATTGTGCGATTCTGCCTTCGGCTTGCCAGCATAGTAGTCTGCGCTGTTGGCTGATGGCTGCTGCTTGACCTGCACGTTGCCGGCCAAGAACTCGCCCTTTGCGCCTTGCTTGCGCCATAGTGCTACTTGGTACTCTACGCCGTTCAGGAGTAGATTTCCCTTCCACGAAGGTGCGTTGGCATTGTCGGAGTTGTTGGTGAAGACGCTGATGTCGCCCTCTTTCTTTTGGTATGTACTCATAAAATTAGGTTGGGTTTATAAATTTTTTGGGTTATGGTTGTAAAGATAAGGGTGGTTCTTGCCATTCTTGGCACTCGTTCTCAAATGCTGCGTCATGGAAGAAGTCGAGCGGTGTCTGATCCAGCCATGCTTGAGCAACTTCGCGCTCGGTATCGGTCATAACTGCCTTGATGAAGTCAAAGCGGTCGTTGTCCTTTACGAACTTGAAATGACCGAGCGTGGCGTCGAGGACGTCGATGCTGCCAGCGTGTTCGTTGCCCCAGTCGTGTGCCTCGTATTCGATGTGGATTATAGGTTCAATGAAGACGCCGTCGTGCGGGATTGGGTAGAAGTGTTTGAAGGATCGTTCTCTGGTCATGGGTTGGTTTGGTTTAGGTGTTGGTTAACTTTTTCAATAATCAAATCACCGATCAACTTGCGGCAAATGTCAGCTGTTTGCAATCGATTTTCGATAGCGGCATCGGCATAGGCAGCGGCATCGGCATAGGCAGCGGCATCGGTAGCGGCATAGGCAGCGGCACGGGCAGAGGCAGCGGCAGCGGCATAGGCAGCGGCACGGGCAGCGGCATAGGCAGCGGCATAGGCAGCATCTAACTCCTCACGTGTTGCCGTGCCTTCGCCAAAAGCAATCGCAGTGTCAACTGCTTTAAGGCTTCTATCGTCATTCATCAAGTGCCTAACGGTGTTGGCGCAGTGCCCTTTTGCAAGGGTTAATGGTTGCAGTCCAATATCGCATTTGGATGCGAGCCACAACAACCAATCGCCGCGGTGGCAGTCGGCTACGACCTGTTCAATTGTTTTATCGCCAGCCCAATCAATGGCGGTCTGGCAGGCATTAACGGAATGGAGGTACTTTTTGAAGGTTTTCATTGGTTGGTTTGGTTTAGTTTGGACATCATTGCGACGCACTTGGTACGCTCTTCGGTCACGCCAAGGTTGTAGGCGTTCTGCATGTCTTGCAGTGCGCTTCGGTACGCCTCCGCCCAGACCGGGTAGAGGCGCGCCGAAACTTCAGGCGATACGTTCTGGAATAGCTGGCCAACGAGCGTCACGACCTTGCCAAGCTGCATGTTGTTGTGGGATAGCGATACCATCGCTTCCACGCGTTCTTCAAGGCTCATCGGAAGGTTACAGTTAGAGTGGTCTTGGCTGGCTTCACTGGTACTACCGGCACAACTTCGCCAGTGTTCGGATCGACGATGGCGGCGGTGTCTGCCATCTTAAACGCGGTCTTAACTAATTCGTGACGTGCTTT